GCAATAAAAGAGTTCCATTTAAATAAAAGCATTGATGCATCTACTGGTTACAGACGACCAACAGTCCTAAATATGAGCTGGGGTTATAAAACTTATTTAACTAATATATCGGCTATATATTTCAGAGGTTCAAATGTAGGAACTACTCCTGGAAGTACATATGGATTAATTGGTGACAGCTCTTCTAGAGTCAACTGTCCAATATATGGATTTCAATCAGAAATAGAAGAACTACATGACGCCGGAGTTATTACAATTAAGTCAGGCGGTAATCAATATCAGAAGCTTGATATTGAAGGTGGAATAGATTATGACAATTATATGACGCGATCTATTACTACAGGTAACGTTAATGCCGGTGATCCTCTTTACTATAATAGAGGAGCTAGTAATATTGGTGAAGATACTATTGTAGTTGGTAATATGGATAGTCAATTATATAGCAGTCAAGAAGCTTCAGCTACAACAAGTGAAAAGGGTCCAAGAGTAGATATATGGGCAGCAGGAACAAATATTATCAGTGGTGGTAATACTAGCGATAGCACGTATTTAAATTATAGCGGAACAAGTATGTCCGCTCCTCAGGTTTCTGGGATGGCTGCTCTCTTAATGCAAATGAATCCAGGTATGACTCCAAAAGACGTCAGAAATTGGTTCATAAATAACGCTAAGAGTGGTATGTATATTGGCAATACTAATAATACTACGTACTTTGGGAATGATAGAAATTTGCAAGACGGAAATGATAAAATAGCTTATTGGCCTTATAGTGACCATAGGCCGATAAATCTCTCTGTCGACACAGAATACGTATCATTTTAGATATAAATAGATTAAACATTTTAGAGGTTTAGGATGACTCGTCAGAACATATCAACTGGCTCATTTGCAAATGACGGAAGTGGCGACACGCTACGTACAGCTGGCAATAAGATTAATGAAAATTTTGTCGAGCTGTATAATAAGCTTGGTGGAGATAGTGATGCTCTGATTGGTGCATTAAATGTTTCTAGTTCGGGTATCTCTTTTGAGGGAGTGAGTGAAGATAATAACGAAACAACTTTAAACGCTCAAGATCCTACTCAGGACAATACGATAACATTACCAAATACTTCCGGTAATATTGTAATTGACTCAGCTACGCAAACTCTTCTAAATAAAACATTAACAAGTCCTACATTAAAAACCCCAAGGATTAGTGACACATCATCAACACATAATTATTTTGTTACTGTATCTGAATTAGTAGCAGATAGAAATATTAATTTACCTATTTTAGCAGCTGACGATGTTTTAGTATTTAATGATCACGCTGCAACACTGACAAACAAAACTCTTACAACTCCAACAATTACTACGCCAAACATTACTGGCCATATAGCAGATGCAAATGGCGCTGAGATTTTTGAAATTAGTCCAGCAGTAAATGCTGTCAACCACATTGATGTAGAGAATGCTGCTTTAGGTTCTAATCCTATCTTAAGTGCACACGGTGGCGGGACCGATATAAACTTACACCTTAAGGGTAAAGGATTAGGTTCAGTATCAATCGAAAAAGGATCATATACATCAGCCGAAATTACGTCTTCGGGTGCAGCAGATACTTCTAAAGGATTTATTCTTGCAAATTCAGCAACTCCGGTTGCGATATCGGTGGCTGATGGTACAACCGTTGGAGAACATAAGATATTTACAAATAAGAATGCTGGTGCTGCTACTATCACTCCAGCCAATTTTGGACCAGGAACTAATATAGCTTTGACTAATAATCAAGGTTGTCAAATGGTGTGGGATGGATCCAATTGGCAGTTGATTGGTAACAACGGCGGAACAGTGAGCTAAGGAATCTAAAATGGTTGCAATTATTACAGATAGATTTAAGAAACAAATTCTTAATGATCTTTTTACGGATGTCACTGATTCAGCTGACACATATTATATAGCTATTGGTAGATCGCAAGATTGGAATGCTACAGATGTGGCTCCTACGCCTATTAATACTGCAAGGACTGAAAGAGACTTTAGAGTTAACATGCAGGCCATGAAGAAGGGTGAAGATGTATCTTACGTGATTCCTCGTTACAACTGGTCTTCTGGTACAATTTATTCTGGCTATGATGATAACATTCAAGGTTATCCTACAAACGCGTATTATGTTATGACCGACGAACTTGCTGTGTTTATGTGTTTACAACAAGGTAGAGACGCTCAGGGTAATGCGGTTACATCTACAATTAAACCATCTGGATCTTCATTAGATCCAATTACAACTTCAGACGGTTATGTATGGAAATACTTGTATGGGCAAACTGCTTTGCGTTCAACAAAGTTTACATCGGCCAATTATATTCCTGTACAATTTATTGACTCTGCAGACGGAAATTCTCCTGCACTAGAACAGGAACAAAAAAATATTCAGAATGCAGCTGTTTCAGGTCAAGTTCTTGCCGTAAAGATTGACAATGGAGGAACTGGATACACTTCAGCTCCATCAGTTACATTTACAGGTAACGGTACAAAAGTTCCTCAAGCTACAGCGACTGTTTATAATGGTTCAATTGTAAAAATTGAAATGAATGATTCTGGTACAGGAAAAGCTTTTGGCTCTGGATATGATTATGGATCTGTTACATTTTCTGGTGGTGGTGGAGCTGGCGCACACGCCCGGATCGTATTATCTCCATTGGGTGGATTAGCATCTGACCCAAGAGAAGACTTAAGATCTACTGCCCTCATGTTCAATACCAAATTGGTTGGAGATGAAGATAATGCTCTAATCACGAGTAACGATTTTAGACAAGTTGGTCTTATTAAAAATCCAGACGAAACAGATTCTGCATCAAGCGGGGCATTATTTACTGCTACTGCTGGTAATGTTTTAAACAAACTTAAGTTTGGTTCTATTGCACAAAATTTTAGTGAAGATAAAACTATTCAAGGATCTACATCTGCGGCTCAAGCTTATGTAGACAAATTCGATTCGAACTATGTTTGGTATCACCAATCTGATTCGACCGGTTATCTATTATTTCAAGAAGGCGAAACGGTTACTGAGTTAGATGGTAACGGTGAAGGTATTCTTGATTCGGCATCAATAGATGCTGATACTGATGCATTTACTAAATCTACAGTAAAACCTTTCTCCGGAACACTATTATATGTAGATAATAGAGCGGCGATTGAAAGAGACCCGAATCAAACCGAAGATATCAAAGTTATTATTCAGCTGTAAGGCAATTAAATGGCGAACAAATTTACAGAAAAAGTCTTTAGCGATACGTATAAAGATGATTACAAAGATAGCGATAACTATTACAGAATTTTGTTTAATTCTGGTAAAGCTTTGCAAGCACGCGAACTTACCCAGATGCAAACTATTATTCAAAAAGAAATAGAACGCTTTGGTCGTAATATTTTTAAGGAAGGTGCATCTGTAAATCCAGGTGGGCCAACACTTAATACTAGATATGAGTTTATTAAATTAGACACTGGTACTAATACACTTCCGGCCGATGTTTCAAATATAATTAATGACGAATTTACCGGTCAAACATCAACATTTAAATTTGTTGTTTTGCAGGTTGTTCCAGCTACGGCAACTGACCCTGCTACATTATATGTTCGCTATACTGACACATTAGGAGCTAGTGATTTTACTAGCTCGCAAACCGTAACGGCTGGTGAAGATGTCGTAGGATCTGTTTCTGGTGTAACTCTTACAGTACAAACAACTGACATTACTACAAACCCAGCAACTGGATTTGGCTCACGTATTTCTATTGACCGCGGTGACTTTTTTACTCAAGGGCATTTTGTATTTACTGAAAAACAATCAAAGATTATCAGTAAATATTCTTCTTTACCCAATGCAACTATAGGATTTAAGGTACAGCAGGATATTGTATCTTCTACAGACGCAGAAGCTTTATATGATAACCAGGGCGCAAACCCTAATATTTCAGCTCCAGGCGCAGATCGTTATAGAATTCGTTTAATACTTGCAACACAAGATGAAATTGATTCAGATGAAAACTTTGTGTATTACTGCCGAGTAATTAATGGTAATATTTTTGATATTGTTAATGGCAGTAGTCAATATAAAGCTATTGAAGATCGTATGGCACAACGCACAAACGAACTTCATGGCGATTTTATTATTAATCCATTTTTACTTCAACATGAAGAAGATTCCAATGCTAACTTTCTAAAAGCGGTAGTTTCTCCGGGATTAGCATATGTCAATGGCTATAGGGCAGAAACAGAATACCCCACACGGATTCGTGTTGAAAAAGCACAAGATACAATTACCTTAGAAAACCAAGTGGTAGCAGCCAATTACGGTAACTACGTGGTTGTCAATACTCCTGTAGGTACGCCAAACATTGACGTGTTCCAGGTTCGTAACTTAAGATCTGCAGCTGCGCATGGCGGATCTACTATTGGTTCCTGTCGTGCACGATACATTCAAGAAGATGGTGGAAGTTTTAAATTATACATCTTTGATGTTGTGATGAATTCTGGTCAAAAGTTTTCTGACGTACGCTCTATCGGCGCCTCAGCTGCTGATTATGCTAATGTTATATTAGATAATGGCGAAGCAATTCTAAATGATATTGGTAATAATAACCTTCTCTTTGGTTTACCATTTGCTAGACCAAAAACATTATCAGATATTTCTCTTGAAGTACAACGTAAATTTAACGCTTCCTTTGACGCCTCGGGTCAGGCAACTCTTACATTAACAGCGACAGGAGAAACATTCTCAAATACGTCAGACTGGATTATTTCAGTCGATTCAAGTGGTAGTATTATTAGTGATAATGTTTCAATATCCGGTGCTGGATCACAAGCTGCAACGCTTTCTAGCGGGCCTACAAGTACAAACGTTGAAGTTATTGTTAAAGTTAATAAAGCAAACGGATCAGTTCGAACTAAAACCTTACTTGAAACAACAGTAACTGGTGTTGTAGAGTCTGATGGTGCTGGACTTAAATTTTTAGAATTAGAAAAACCAGATCTATTTAAACTTGATCGCTTGCGTGATTCTGATTCTGACGGTGCAGATAGACTTTCAGACTTTATCATTGATAATGGCCAACGCGATAACTGGTATGGCCCAGCTAGGGTAATACTTAAAGGTAATAAAACTACTCCGTCTGGTAATCTGTTTGCTAGATTTAGATACTTTCAGCACGGTGCTTCTGGCGACTTCTTTGCAACTAACTCATATACTGGTCAGGTAGCATATGGAGATATTCCATCGCACAGACTAAATGATGGAACTAAAGTTGAACTAAGAGACGTATTAGATTTTAGACCACGTAAGACAGATAAAGACTCTGACTTTACTGGTGGTACTGCTCGTATTAACGAACTACCAACAAACACAGATCTTATAACTACTGATGCAGAGTTTTATCTACCACGCTTTGATCGTTTAGTTATAGATCAAGATGCTAACTTAATAGTACTAAAGGGTCGGTCGGACCTAGAACCGCAATATCCAGATATTGCTGGAAATCAATTACTATTATATGATATTAACATGGCTCCGTTTACAATTAGTGATTCGGATATTGGTGCTATACCGATTGATAATAAAAAGTTTTCGATGGATGACATTTCTTCTATTGAAAAGAAAGTTGATACTCTTTTTGAATTGACTACTTTATCATTATTAGAAACCGGATTATCTAACTTCTCAGTATTTGATTCAACTGGAAATGATAGAACAAAAGCTGGATTCTTAGTAGATAACTTTCAAGATCAGCTTGCGACCGGATTTGACAACGTAGAATATAATGCTTCTATTGATCCTCAAGCACAAATTCTAAGGCCTTCTTTTAGAGAAGAAAACATAAAACTAATTTATGATTCTGATCTTTCTACTAATACTATTATCAAAGGCGATAATGTATACGCTAAGTATATTGAAACAGACTATTTAAACCAGCCACAAGTTTCTGGTATTATGAATATTAACCCATTTAACGTTATTACAAATATGGGTCAAATTACACTTTCTCCAGCATCTGATGATTGGAGAGAAACAAGACGTATTGCAGATAATATTATTAGCGGGGGCACGCAAACAAGAATTAGTGGAAACCAAGCTCAGCTATTTAATAACTCTCAATGGAATTGGGGTGGGACTTCTGTAGGTGATACTAGATCACAAAGTCTAGGCGGATCCACGAACTTTAGCCAAGGCACTTCAACTACGGTTGGTAATGGAGCTGCTGGAAACTGGAGAGCTCAAGCCGTACGTACGACTACGACTGATGTTCGAACAGTTACAACAAGAACTGCGGTTGCTCGTGTTTCTTCTTTCTCAACGATACGAACTGTTGTTGGCGATCGTGTGGTTGATGTTGCGATGATTCCATTTATGAGATCACGGCGAATAAGCTTTAAAGCTGAGGGTTTAAAACCAAATCACCGTATGTTCCCATTCTTTGATGGTGCTCCTGTAGATAACTGGACAAGATCTGGAACATTTACGCGTATTTCCACTGCTGATAATGAAGTTGGTAACAGATACGATAGAAATACCGGTCACCCAGATGGAGGTGGTACTTCACTATTCACTGATGGAGAGGGCAAGGTTGAAGGCGAATTCTTTATTCCGAATACTTCTACCGAAAGATTCCGTACGGGTGTACGAGAGTTTAAATTATTAGATATTACTGCTAATAACGAAGAAGATGCTACTTCAATAGGTGTTACAGCATACGCTGCTCAAGGCGTTCTTGAAACTATGCAACGTACTGTAAGATCTACAAGAATTAGAAATGTAACAAGTAGCACGCAAACCTCATCTTCGTCTACTATCATTGGTCGTAGGTCAACTCTTTCCATGACATCGTGGAACGTGGCGACCGGCGAAAGAAGAGTTGATGGTGTTCAAGTAACACCTCCACGTACTGTAAGACAAGCAGACCCGCTTGGACAAACCTTCTATGTATCAGATCAAGATGGGGTCTTTATTACTAGCGTTGATATTTACTTTGAAAGTAAAGATGCTACTATTCCAGTTCAGTTACAATTAAGGCCAACGGTAAATGGAGTTCCAGCATCTGATGAAATAATGCCTGGATCGGTTATATTTAAGTCCGCAGCAAATATTAACGTGTCGGCTGATGCTACAGTCGCTACGACATTTACATTTGACGAACCAGTATTTTTAATGCCGTATGAAGAGTATTCGGTTGTACTATTGTCAGAGTGTGATAGCTATAACGTGTATATTGCAGAAACAGAGCAATTTATATTAAACTCTACAGAAAAGCGTATTACATCTCAAGCAGCTATGGGTTCG